TAATCTAAGTCTTGGACTTTCTATTACAAGATCACATCCTATCTTATATCCAATACTATCAATGAAAAAAGGTAGTCCATCTTTATTACTTTCGACACAATAGTTTTTAATGAAGTCTGCGTGTGCTTCATTAAAATCATCTGTTACTTGAGGAAGACTATACTTAAGACCAACCTTATCTGCATAGTATCCTAAGGCACGGTTGTCACGAGGTAGACATGGGCCACCAAAACCTAAACCATAATTCAAATACTTAGATCCGATTCTACTGTCTGCTCCTATAGATGCAAGGATATTTTTAATCTCATCACCACACCCAGAGTTGTATAAAATCTGACCCATCATGTTAGCATAACTTATCTTGTAAGTTAGGAAACAATTAATACCGATCTTTGTAATTTCAGCAGCAGTATTAGACATAGGATAGAAGTTGACCTGACTATCCATGAATGAAAGATAGATTTCTTTTATCAGTTCAAATCCTTCTTCATCTCTACCACCACACAGAATCATATCTGCGTTTTTCATATCTCTGATGATTGTGCCTTGTGCCACAAACTCAGGACTATAGAATACACTTATACCTCTTCCTTCTAATTTCTCATCTACCTTGTCAACAAAGCCTGGATTGGTAGTACAACCCACAATAAACTTCTTACCTTCTAGATTAGGTGCTCTGAGCAAATCACATACGACACTATCAACTAAACTACAATCATAACTACCATCATCTAGAGATGGAGTAGGAACGAAAGTAAAAATAATATCAGAAGATTTTATAACATTACTATTGCTAGTAGTCGCTCTAAGTTTCGTTGATCGAAGCAAAAGATCTTCTACCTCTGGTTCATTACTGTAAAGTGTTTTAGTAGCAAGTTTGTTAACGTAATTTGAATTTACGTCGGAAACATATACATCATGACCAGCGGACTCTGCAAGGAGGGCAAAACAAATGCCGAGTCTCCCTGCTCCGATTACACCGATTTTCATTGTAAATTAAACCTCTAGTTTGTACGTTGGGATAGGATCCATTTTGTGTTTGTTTTGTGCATTGAACTTAAGTAAAGCTTCCAATCCAGGCCCTTCACCTGTCTCCATTGCTTGTTCTAATTGTTCATAGGATGCACCTATTTGATCCTCATCATTCCTACCATCTTCCCACAGACCATCTGTAGGAGTTGCATTAATAATTTCTGGAATCACTCCGAGTTCTCTTCCGAGTTCTCTGACCTCTGTTTTGTAAAGATCGGCAATCGGAGCAATGTCAACCCCACCATCGCCATACTTAGTATAAAAACCCACACCATAATCTTCTACCTTGTTACCTGTTCCTACTACTATACCACCTACATTGGCGGCTACATGGTATAATGTTACCATTCTTAATCTTGATTTAGTATTGGCCTTTGCCATTGGATTACCAGTATATTCTAAACCAAATTCACCTGTAAGATCTGACATCAACTTAGCATAAGTTTCTGAAAGATTTGCCTTTAAAACTTTTACATTTGGATAATTTGATTTCAACCAATACATATGTGCATCAGAGAGTGTCTCCTGATCTTTAGCTTGGTTCAGTGGCATACCCACAAGGTAAGTTGGTTTACCTGTCTTTACAGCAAGAGTAGAAGAAACGGCAGAATCAATTCCACCAGAAACTCCTACTACAAAACTGTCTATCTTATTGTCATGTGCATACTTACACAACCACCCTACTACATCAACAGCGAGTGATTTATAATCTTTAATTCGATTCATTTTTTAGTCGCTAGAATAACAGTGTTCTCATAGTCACGACCTACATCAAATGTGTAGTCCGCTTTTATCTTTTCAATAAAATCATTATAATAGTTTTCATTGAAATTGACAAGGTTGTATATCATATATACAAACTTAGAGTTAGTAATTATCTTATCATAATATGCCATCTGTGTAGGCAGATCGCACTCTGACAGAGCGTAATTACTAATGAATAGATCTATATCTTTGATCTCATCATACTCTGTAGTAGGAATACACTTTACCTTATCTTTTAGATCAGGAAACTGATCTAGATATTTTCTCTGCAAGGCAGATACCTCTGGTAAATCAATTAAGATATACTCATCAAACTCACACACCTTACTTAATACTCTACACAATCCACCATACCCACCACCTACTTCGACAACTTTACTAACCTCTGCACCATCAAGCATAAGAGCCATCTCAAAAGTATTCTTCATATACCTCAGAGTTGTAGGAGATATTGTGCCTTGCATGCCTGGGTAAGGATACAATTCTGGATTTCCTATTGAATCATTCTCTTTAAATGCCTCAATGTTTTCCCACACAGCATCTTCATTCATATCCTTACAGATGTTTAGATATGCTTGTCCTTGTTCTTTAAGTACATGTTCTAAAATAGTTTTGTACTTTGGATTAGATTTGAAGTTTGCAAAGGCCTCATCAGATGCGACTGCTTCCTTACATGCTTCAAGATATTCTACGGCAATCTGATCTTCTGCTTGCCATCCACTACGAGTTTCATAAACTTCTGTGGCTTCTACGTCAATTGTTTCGCTCATACTATGTTCTGTTTTTGTTTTCTAAGTGGATCAAACACATAAAGATAATTTCCATACATGTAATCTTCTGCAACTCTCATAGAAATAGCAATCTCATAGTTTTCTTTGATTACATCTTTCTTTGATTCGTAATATTCTGGTGTGAGTTTATCCCAAGGAATATTATCCCAAGGCGAATTCTGATCTAGGAATATGATTCCGTCGGGATCAAAATACTGAGCAACTCCAGCAGTGCCATAATATACTGGGATAGTACCACATGCAAAACAATCTGTCAACTTCTCAGTGAAGTATGTTGGATAGTTTGCGTTCTCACAGGCAAAGGAGAACATATAATCTTTCAATCCTATGTACTTCTCTGTCAGTGGTATTTCTTGTGGCAATCCCCAACCATATAAATCGTCACCACCATACTTTTGGAAATATTTTTCTACAACTCTAAGTCTTCTCCTATGACCCTCTGTGTATCCTTTGTTAGATGCTATCATGGACACAAGTTTAGACTTCTTGTAGATGTTTCTCTCCTTAACCCAAGGAGCTGCGTTAGATAAACAGTAAAGAAACTTTCCATCTGGGCCAGCTTCATGAGTTAGTCTTTGATCAGCAGTAAATATACCATCTACTCTACTGGCAACAAAATCATAATTATCTTCAATAAATTTATATTGATCTGGAATAATTTCTCTGGACTCCAACAACCAAATAAACTTTGGTTTATCACTATTATCTTCTAATACTTTAAGTGCTTCTCCATTTACATAGAGGTTCACTAGTCCAGTTCCATTACGCATCCATCTAGTATAAACTGATCTGTTATTGACAGATGTAGATGGCAATAAATCATCGTTACAATATAAGTTTATTGGAAACTTTTTGTCTGGATGAAAGACAGGAAAATCTAATCCCGCTGGATCTTTCTTTGCCTTTTCCATTGCCTCTTTTATAGCGGCAACTTCTTGATCAGGAATCATAATCTTTTCTCATCTCCTCAAATACTTTTGTGATACCTTCTTTGACAGATGTTTTGGGTTCCCAAAACTTTCTTATGTAAGGATCTGGAACATTTCTAGCATCCTTTTGAACTTCATCTTTAGATTCTGCTGGAGATATCACAATTTCTTTTTCAATATTGGAGAACAATCTTTGAATGATCTCTGCAATTTCCAGTATAGTTGTGTAGTTACCAGTAGTAATATGAAGCTCGTCATTACAATTGAGTTCAGAATATGATCCCATGAGTTTATGTAATGCTTCACAGCAGTCTTCTGCATAAAGAAATTCCCTTGCTTCAGTTCCGTCTGTCATCATATCTATGTTACCAGATTCAAAACCTTTTCGGATGAAATCTGTAATGACATGTGCCTTCTCCATGTCTTTTTCAATACCATATACATTCCAGAACTTCACGATAACACCGTTAAGAGATCTAGTGTATAATTCACCCACTCTTTTCATCACACCATACGGAGAGTAAGACATATTACTCATCTGTGATGATGCAAATATGAATGGTTTATTATATTTTTCAAGCAGACCAAAGGCATTTGCCATGAGTCTGGTATTATTATCAATGAACTTAAATGTATGTTGATATTTCTTGAGATAATGTGAACCACCCACATCAAATGCAAGGAAGTAAACAAAATCAGCAAGATGAATCATAGCCTCAAGTTGTCCATTAGGGATTACTGTGAGGTCTTGATTTGGGCCATTGACAACATCAAACTCAAATACTTCATAACCTTCTTTACGAAGATACTCTGTAAGATACGCTCCCACTTGACCACTAGAACCTAATATCAAAACACGTTTAGGTCTCTCTGCACCTATAGGTAAAACAGAACTCTCAAAATAGTCTACTTCATAGTCTAACATTTTTATAACCAAGAAACAGTATGTTTTTCATCAAAGTTAACTAGACCTGTGCCACTCATATGTCCAACCTCTGTTACGTTAATTTTAGAAAATGTAATTCTATTCCAGAAGTCTTCAATCTCTGGCCATTGTGGGCCAATATCATCAAGTAGGACTAATCCTTTCCACCCCTTCTCCTCTAGGTATTCAAACATCTCCTCCTCTGCTGTGCCATCATGTGGATCAACATCAATCATTATAATAGAGATATTGTCATAATCTAGAGTGTCATCCTCACGGAAATCTTGAATCTTAAATTCAACATTATCTTTCTTAATACCAGAAGAGGCGCCCTGCTCAACTAAGTCATAACTTATAACTTTGTTTTTATCGTTATAAGATAATGCGAGAGCAGATCCGCCTGTCCTTGTACCAACGTCTAGGATGGTAGTGTTATTAAATTGTGTTGATAACCAAGCATATAATCTATACTCACTTTGACCAGCAGTGAGCCAGTCATTTTTATTAAGTGATTGTTCTGCTAGATGAGATACATCTAGAGTTTTGATTGCATCCTTATCAAGTTTGATAGTCTTCTTAGATACTTTCGGCATGTTCTAGTTCCTTTGATGTAATTTCAACTACGCCATGTTGGCGAGATTTAATCTGTTCAGAGATCCAAGCATAAGTCTTGGCGATACCTTCTTCAAGAGTTTGTGAGTAATCCCATCCAAGTTTCTCTCTTACAAGATCGTTGTTTGAGTTTCGTCCACGAACACCTAGAGGTGCATCAAGTTTGTGTGCCTTTCTGACAACCTTACCTGATACTTTAGCTGCAGTTTCTACCAACTGATTGATAGTAACCATTTCTTCCGATCCTATATTTACAGGGCCTTGGAAATCAGAGTGCATCAATCTATAGGTTGCTTCAATACATTCGTCGATGAAGAGGAAGGATCTTGTCTGCAAGCCATCACCCCACACCTCAATCGTTCCTCCCACTTCTGGGAGTAGTGCGACCTTGCGGCAGATAGCTGCTGGAGCCTTTTCTTTTCCTCCATCCCATGTTCCTTCTGGCCCAAATATATTGTGATAACGGGCAACGCAGACAGGAATATCATAGTTACGATTATATGCCAAGTAGAGACGTTCGGAAAATAGTTTTTCCCATCCATACTCTGAGTCTGGGTTGGCGGGATATGCTGATGATTCACGGCAGTCAGGATTATCTGGGTCTAATTGATTGTGTTCTGGATACATACACGCAGAACTAGAATAGAATATCTTTGTTTTGTTTACACCTAACAATCTATTCAGTGTAACTTGTTCGTTCAATACATTTAGATTGATCGTGGCAGAGTTGTGCATGATATCAGCAGAGTGTTCATCTGTAAAGATGTAACCAGCTCCACCCATGTCTGCAGCAAACTGATAGATTTCATCAAAGGAATCTCCTTCTACATCTAGTGCTCTTGCAACTAAACCTACTTCTCTCAAGTCACCTTGAATGAACTCGTCAGCAGCACTCATAGTGAAATCGGGGTACTTTAAATCTACGCCACGAACCCAATACCCTTCTGATCGTAATCGTTTTACCATGTGACTTCCAATGAAGCCGCCTGCACCCAATACTAGTGCTGTTTTCTTATCCATACAAGTTTAAAATAAACTTCACCTTATTTAGTGTATCACACACTGACGGTTTTCGCAATAACCGTATCTAAAATGTTAACGGTTGGAAACCAACCGAGTTCCATGAGAGGTGCGACATCAGCACACAACTCATCGGGTTCATTAGGTGTGTCCTCCTTGATAGGAAGATGACCCATACCCATGGCATTAGCCAGATCTATCACGGAAGTCATCTGCCCTGTCCCTACATCTATTGTTCCAGTAAAACTACTAGGAATCAAAGTTGCAATCGCTCTGACAACATCCATGACATGAACCCAATCTCTTTTATGTCTTGTAATATACTTTGCAGTTCCTTGTTTTAACATCTCATATAACATATCATCTCTACTTCCTTCCTCTGCCCATACATTAAAGAACCTCATACCCACACTATTAGGTGGAGCCTGTATCTCATTTACTTTCTTTGTTATGGCATAGGGATTCTGCCACCAACTATATGCACCAGCAGAACTTGCATACAACAACCTAGTATTATACTTTCTACAATAATCAAAGATGGGTTTAGATTTTTCAACGTTGTTCTCCCAGAATTTATCAGGATTATCTACACTATCTCGGAGTGCGGCATAGGCTGCTAGATGAATTATAAGATCATAGTCTGCACATCCAACATCTACAAAGTTCTCTATATCATCTGGTCTGTCTAGTCCATCAACATCAAAGATGTCACTCAGAAAATCAAAGACATGACTGCCAATAAAACCTTTGTGTCCTGTTACTAATACTTTCATAATTAATGTAGGTTGTAGTCAAATGATATACTTAGACGTTCATCATCTGATTTAGATGCGGTAACGTAGTGTCTGAGGTGAGCAGGGAACATCAACAGCATACCTTGTTGTGGTGTAAATGTTTTCTGCCTACTATTCAGATCATCGAAACCAGTTACTTTTGGTTCTGTATTACTATCTATCCATGTATCCTGTGAGGATATAAAACATATATCTCCACTATTAGATGGCACCTTTGGATAAAATACTCCAGAAAATTGTGTATTGTTATGTTTGTGTTCGTGTATATAATTACCTTTCTCTTGTAAGTTAACCCATGAGTTTGTCCTTACTAAGGTATGAAACTCACAATCAATCTGTAATGTTTTAATAAAATTATATGCCTCCAAATCTATCCAATCTCCTATGAATTTTAATTCTGGATATGATAACACATCTAAACTTGCGTCAGTGGTCTTCCCATTCGGTTTATCATATACATTGTAGTCTTGCTTGAACTCTAATGTTCTAATAAAATCTATTGCAGATTCGAGAGAGAATATTGGATTAAAAATATTTTGATATACTGGAGTCGGAAAAAGAATATGAATCTCAGACATCTAATTGCCCATACTCTCCATGTATTGTTTATCATTTAAGCCCGCTGTCTGGACTTGAGTAAGACCTATATTTCCTTGATACCAACCAGTGCAAATATACTTATCGCCTGATGTAGGAGGATTACCCCTATGTAAATGTGTAAATCCACCTGGCCATATTAATACATCACCTTTTTGAGGTTTAAATTTTCTTTTTTGATATAAAAATTCTGTCTCTCCACCTTCTTCTACGTCATTCAAATATACCATCCATGCCATAGTTCTAATATTATTATTATAATTAAGATTCTCAGCATGAAACATATGATACCCTTCTGTAGGTGCTGTCTTCTGCATCAAAACAACCGCACTAACATAATTGAAGTTGGTTAGATATGAAAACTCACTTATGTAATAATATAAACATCCATTTATGCCCTGCATTAAATCTTTTGCTTCTCCTGGCGAGAAAGCATCAAGACAAATTTGTTTGTCTTTTACATGTGTATATCTTCTACCTGTAACTTGCTCTGCCTTATCCATATAAGCGCATAGAAAATCACAAAAATTTGGGTCTATAGATTTAGGAAAGTATCCTATAAAATCTTCTATCTCATAGTATGGTTCTTGTTGCATTTTACCAATAACTTAAAGGGCATCGAGAAGCAGTAAACTTAACTTTGTTTACCATAAAACAACCACACTCTCTACAAACATGGCGACTTTCATCAAATCTATTACACTCTCTACATATATCTATTCTAGCTTTCTTTACCTCATCTGGAACTAATAGATATCCATTACTTACGAAACCTTTTAGAATATCATAAGCCGTCTTAGAGAAGTTTTTTGCCTTCTCTAAGTTGGATGGTTCATCATTTAGTTGCGACATAATCGTGAACGTAACATGGAACTCCAGCAGGGTCTAACCATTTAGTATATTCAAAATCTTGGATAGCTGTTTTCATCTGCATCCAATTATCACACAGGTACATGTCCTTGTAACCGTTGTGATTATTCCACTTTTGAATACGATAGTCTGGTTGACCATTATCAAGTAAATCAGGCATCTTCACATACCTGTAAGGATCATTTTGGCGAATGACTTCAATCATAATAAAATTGTATATACTTTATTATACACAATTTATTATTCTAAGTCAAGCACCATCATCATGATTCCATAGATGTTCTATATCTTTTGCCTGCCCAGAATCAATTACAGGTTTCAAAACACTTTTATCTGGAACTAAAGCTATTTGACCATCAGGAGTATCTAACATAAAAGACTCTCCTGATTTTGCTTGGTCAACTATTTCATCAAAGTGTTCTTCCAAATAGGCAAGACTTATGATTTTCATGTCGGTCTTGATAAATCTTCCGATGCTTTATTTTCAGCCTCTATATGTCCTTTCTGTTGTCTCTTTCTTAAGAAAGCCAAGACTTCTTCTGGTTCTGTCAAGATGTATGGTTCATCTTCCAAATTATCTCTAGTAGCTGCTCCGTCTGGTATCTCCT